CACGGCGTTAAATGGAGAAACCTGAAAAACTCCTATAAAATTTAACTCACAGTCAGGTGCAAAGTGAGTGTGATTTAATGCATCACATACAACAATTTTTAAGATAAAATTGTAAACTATTTACGGCGTCTGACAGACACACTACGTTTTCTAGATTTTGACCTGTTTGAACTTCTTCGTCGAGATGGAGTACGTGTTCTTGAAAATGAGCGTCTTCTATTTCTATTTTTACCAGATGCTTTAATTGTAACTTTTTTGCCAGGACCGTTTCTTAAAATTGTTAATTTTTTGGGTTTTTCTTTTTCTACAATTTCCTCTACAATTTCTGCCTCTTCTTCTGCTTCCACCACTTTCTTTATAGCTTTTACAGAAGGTTTCGATGGTCTTTGTGGTTTTGCCAGCTCAGTCACCACATGTGATAATACACTTTTGCCAACAATACCTGCAGTTTCAATAGCTGCTTTACCCAAAACACCTAAAAAATTATATTTTGCTGGTAGTACATCTTTTAAATCATAATTCAGATCCATCAATTTTTGCATTGAACCCAAACTAGGGGCAGGTCCTAATTTCATCATACCAGTCCATGCTGATCTTGGTGCTGGTTGAATTTCCATACCTACATACGTCTTACGTATTAACAATTGTGTATTGACATTTGCATCTGCAGTCAATTGATATGTTAAACCTTCAAATTTAACCATTGCCCACGTCATATCCTGACTCCATTGTGTATCCTTCATTATACCATTAAATGATTCTTTAAATGGTTGAATCAGATAGATTGACGAATCCAATGCTGCAGTAGCAATGTAACATTCATACAATCCTGGTAAGGGGTTCGTTGGTGGTTGTCCCCTTGTATTATTTGCCTGCCATCTCGGTGATATTGTGTTTAATCTCTGCACAACAAATGCGCCTTCCTTTGCCATTGTAGATGTTGAACGCATAGATGATTGTAAAATTTGTTGCGTTGGAAATTGATTTCTTGATCCAACTAATGCGTTAACATTAAATCTATAATCCGCGCCTGAAAAATTAACAATTTGTGCTGATGTATTTGGATCAAGATCTAATACAACTTCTTCATTGAACATATCATTAATATCCTCTCTAACGTGTCTGGGTAATAGGCTATATGCGCCTTCATACAATAATCTATCTTTATGTTTTAATGGATATACATTATATCGTTGTTGTTTAACCATACATTGTATAAAATTTCTAAATAATCCGAAGTTGTCCGTTGCCATTGTTAATAAGGTACCATAAAATAAAATTGGGGGGTTAAATTGTGAACTCGTCACTATGCCTGTATCATTAAATGCTGTTGCATTCAAAGAGATGGTTGTAGATTTATATGCAAGTCTATGCAAATTAGCATCATTCCACCAATTACTAAAATCATATGCTTCATTAAGATCAACACCATCAAAATTTTGATACCATTCATTAGGTGCACTCTGATTACTAGAATAAAACTCAACACTATTTATACGTGCACCAGTGGGAAAAATATATACTCTTGCTGGTGGTCTAAGTTCTGTAACTGAAACTGCAGTGCCCACTTGTGTAAAACATCCATTTGACAACATTACATTGCGCCATTCTACACAAACTTGTGATCTTGCATCATTAGTTGGTAGACCACAATATTTTGGGATGGCAGATGGTGGATGTATGCATTTCTCGATAAATGCTTCTTTCTCTGACATTTTTGTGGATGCATGTGTCATATATTCTGAATCATTTTTGACACTCAATTTACTAAACATATCCAAATTCATATCATTTTCTACTTGCTCTGTCATTTTTCCTTTTATTTTTCAAAACAAACTATAAATATATAAAAATTTTTAAAAACTCGTTGATAATACTTAAAAACACCTTTACTTATTACCGTTGTCAACGAGATAAATAAACAATATATAATTGCCGTAATAATATATAAAATAAATGTATATAACATATTATAAATTCAAAACTCTATTTTTCTCTACATTAATTTTTGATGCAATTGTTACTATGTTCTTATTTTCCACAATTGCCATCGTTGGATCTATTTTATTAAAAACATATTTTGCATTACATGTTGGTTTTAATGAATCATCATACACTATATTTTGTAAATATGACAATAAATATCTAATTTCTGATTCTGTTACATCTAAACCTAATTGATTATAAAATTTTTCTAAATAATGACAACCCATATTCAAATGTGATTCGTCTCTAATAACTTGTAATGCATCTGCCGTACTCATTTTAATTTCATCCCATTTATCCGGATGTGTATATATTTTAGATATAATTCTGGATGATCTTCTAATTACATCAGGAAAAAATCCATTTGGAGTCATCACATTTGCTATATATTCCATTATATTATAATTATGAATTTTTAAATTATAACCACATATTTCTTTATGTGTTTTCCCCCCTTCAAAATTATCTTTAATACTGTGTGCTTGCATTACTGAATCATCACCTTTAAAACTTGCAAAAATCATATCTTTAATATCAAAACACATACCAATTGCACTAATATTGAAAACTGTATTACCATGTAATGTATCTGGGCAACCTGATGACATAACCCATTCTGCCTCCAGTATGAGCATTAAAGTTTCATATGCTATTTTATCTTGCCCTTGAAATGCAAGCATCCAATTTCGACGTTGTGCAATATAACCATAACATAATTTTTCTGGAAAACCAAACAATAAAAATATTATCATACGACTTAATACACCTATTTTTTCCTGTGAGCTATCAAATTGTCCAAAGTCACACATAAAATTAATAATACCTCTACAATCCTCTATAGTTTTTGAAAATTTTATAAATTTATCCGATATATCTTTATCCGACTTTGCATATGCCAGAATCACATTATCTTTAATTAGAGCATCCAATCTATTTGCAAATGATCTAGTTAATGCGGAAAAAATTACATTTAACATTTTGGTCCATGCGGACACGCCCTGACCATCTTTATCCACTGTATCATAATATAAATCTCTAACCTCTTTTGGTTGAGATTTCATATGAAAATCAACCAATTTTTGTGATCTTTCGGTCCATTCTGTTTGTAATGATGTATATTTTTTAGCGTCAAACAAATCACCTTCCAACATTGCATTTAATATTTTCTTTGTGGATTTAAATAATTGATCTGATAAATTTTTATTCTTTAATTGTTCCAATGATGTTTCCTGAATTTTAGCAATCCCTTGATCAATATAATACAATTGCATATCCGATTGAATAATTTTGTCAGCGATATTAAATGCAGCAGATTGTTCTTTACCTAATTTCTTTTGTAATGCTACTAAATAATCTTGAACTGATTTCCACATCTCATCTGTTGTTACTGGGGGTAATAAACTGCGCCAATCTTTCTTTAAAAATTTTTCAAATCCCTTTACATATTTATGCAGAAATCTTTTTGGTACTTTATGATGTTTACTATAACGAGAAACAGCAGTTGTTAACATTTTAAAATTGTCTTTACCACTATATGGTATATTCATCATTTTCTCGCCAATTCTTGCACCAATTACATTATAATCTTCTGCTGTCATTAGTGCATCTGATGCCTTCATTTTTGAACCTTTATTTTCTTTCACAATTCTTAGTTGATAACTCACATTTTGTGTCGTAACATCATTTTTTGGTACAAATACTCTTGACAATATTTCTTCTACATCTGCTGTTTTTGTTATTTGATTTAAACTATATATTTTATCATTCAAGGTGGTCTCTTCAATTGGTTCTGTAACTACATAATGTTCATCTGTAGGAATTATCTCATGTGCATCTATTGCATTCTCAATTGGTGTATTCAAAATTGTAAAATAATGCTCAATTTCTTCCGCATCACCATAAACCACCAATTGGGAAGCAGTCCTACCCAATGCTGTATAAACATATCTATCTCTATCACTATACAATTTATTAATATCTGGTGTATATATATGTATGGAATCAAATGTGCAACCCATTACTTCTGTTACTGTATGTACTTGAAATTGTTTATATTGTGATGCTAATTTCTCTTTCATATCTTGCGTGTGTGTTAAAATTACACGCCTTTTAAAATTTGCGACTAATTTCTCATCTATATTATATATATCTATTGTATTTTTCCTATTTATTTTACTGACATTTTTATTCATTGTTTTTATTCCTACTATATAATTCTTACATAAATCTACAATCACTTGTGGAGAACGATATGTTGTTATCTCATATGGTTTATCATATTTTATTTCATATTTTGGTGCATTTGCATCTAAATCCAAATATTGAATTTGTTTTGGATCTGATAAACCTATTATTTCGCTAGTTGGTGATAAATGTTTATATAAATGTGCCATATAAGGATGTGTAAATAAATACTCATCCATTATTATATATTTAAATGGTCTTTTATTATGTACTCTATTTATAATAATATTAATTGCTTTCATAAATGTTGTAGCAATCACACCAGGTAATTCTTTATGTTGATTCGCAACTTGTTTCAAAGGTGCCACAATAATAGCACATTGACAGCATGTACTATCTAAAGCAGTTTTACTTTTCTTATTACCACCCACCCCTAGAATTGCTTTAATTTCCATGGTTTTAAAATTATTTATTTTCATATTAATATAATCTTTCTTTACTAGTGTGTCATCATTAATGTATTTAATAAAGGATTCAATTTTATTTGTATCAATTTCTGCTACTATACGTGCATTTATTCTATTCATTAATGGTGTTACATCACATGCACATACATGTTTTTCTTGAACCCCTAATTGTATTTCGTCAATTTTTTGCAATAATGGTGCAATATTCGTTTTCTGTGGTATATAAAGATCGTTTTTAAAATCATAGTATGTAACATATATTTCACTTGATAAATGCTCTGTACCTTCATTCCTCCAATAATATCTTTTTACACCTTCAAAACATCTATCAAATGTATCCAATTCTTTAGGGGTAATATTAAATGATTCAAATTTAGTTGTAAATGTACCTCCGTTTTCCAATAAGTTATCATGTATATCATCTAATAAATCATAATCATCACAAAAATAGTCTAAAATATAATTCACTTCTTTTCTATTTTGCATTAATCCCAATAAATCTTCACTATTACTCCATTGTTTTACTTTTACATTCGTGTGCATCCAATCCAAAATAGTAGGATCGTCTTCTTTACCAACATACACCCATGGTTCCAATGGTGTTAGACTTTTATTATTCTTAACATACGAATAAAATTTCCCTGGTGCTGCACTTATTTCTATCACTGGTTTCTTTTCTACATTTAATTTTACAAACATATTGTATATATCTATTATTTTCACTTCCATCTTTTTATCTTTCTTAAAATACAATAATGAATCATAAAACTTTGGATCATAATTATCTATTTTTGGTCTTATTTGTTTTTCTGTCAACAAATTAAAACCACCGTGTGTGCAATCTTTAGTTTGATCAAATAATTTTTTATTATCATCATTATAATGGCAAAATACAACTCTGCAAGTCAAAAGTTTTGTAGCATTTTTAAAACAACATAAATCTCCCTTAAATAATGACGTTCCTATAGATGGTAAAAACACAGTTAAATTATTATCATTACAATATTTATTAATTTGTATCATAATATCACGCAATACCCTATTTGTAGCACCAATATCTTTATTTGGCGTATTATCATATGCAACTGCAACACATAAATGATATATCTTATTATTTTTATTATATTTTGTAAACAGACAATTATTTCTAATTGGTTTTTGTATGTTACGTTTATAATTCGGAAATTTCTCATTAAAATCTTTAGCTTGACCTGCACCATCTGTTAAATATCTATTTGCACAATTAACATACAAAACATGTTCATCCATTTTAATTTGTGCATATCTACCAACATAATGTTGTTCATCAATTACACAATCACAATCAATTAAAGTCCAATGTTGATCTTTAAGCATTAATTTTATTATTGGTAAATTCTTTGCCAAATAATACTTATATATGTCTATTGAATTCGTATTTACATGATGAATTATTATATTAAACAAATTTCTATTTGCTATAGCAGCAACTTCATCTATATTCAGCCAATCACGATTCATTTTGTGTACAGCACCATTAATATCAAAATATGTATATGGTTTATATATAACATTTTTATTTATTTTCTTTGCAAACTCATTAAAACATCTACTAGCACAATCACCATCTGCTATTGGATTATGCAATACTTTACAGTGGGTTAAATTTACATTAATTTTATTCTTAATTAGATCTGTATATTGATCCCATTTTGCAATTGTAACTTTATCTAATTCATCATCTGTAGATACCGGTGTAGTGTGTTTAATCTGTTGTATTTCTTCACTTTGTACACTAAGGGTATCTGAATCAGGCAAACTCAATCTATCGATGTAATTGATTGAACTACTACTTGTTGTAGACATCTCACTATCAGTGGAACTTATATCTGATATTGTTGTAATACTAATCGTATCTTCGGATTCTGTCATATCTGTTTTTCCTATTGCTTCATCCATTGCAATAGCAGAATTCTCATCATCATCGTTTGATTTACACCATAATTTCTGCATATTTTCAAACGGCATATGGTCTATTTTAACATAACGATCTGTTCTCAAATAATTAACATTAATCACATCATTAAAATATATATTATTTATTGATCTACAACAAATATTAAATATATATGTTGGATCGTCAGTTAACGGTTTAAAAAATATATTTATAGGAATATCTTCTGCGCCATCTACATTACTACTGTGTACTAATACCCTTAAATTATCACGCATTTTTACATAATTTTTTTTAATCATATGTCTAATACTAGGTAAAAATATTGATTTTTGCGTTTTGATAAATGTATAGATTTCACCAATGTTCTTTGTTCTGTTATAGCGATATACCGCACCTAATATAAATAACGTCAACTTTAATTGTTGATAAGTATGTGAATCAACATCTATACCTTTATATACCAATGTCATTGCTCCATTCACTGTATAGAAAACGTTATTTTTACAACCATCACTATATGCACATAAAGATGGAAATGTATATCCATCGTCTTTACATCTAACAGCCCAATCAATTATCTTATTAACAAATTGCGCGTTCACTATATAACTTTTACGAAAAGGATCTGTTGCTGCCATATTATACATGAAATAATGTAAAAGATTTGGTACTTGTATTACATCTTTATACAAGGTAGATAAATTAAATACACGTTCTATTGTGCCCATTTTATTATCCACCATTGTAAATCTAATATTTGTGAAGTATTTAAGGATTCTTTATGTTCTACAACAATAGCAGCATTTTCTAAAACAATTTTAGTTGTACTAAAGAATTTATACCAATTATAGTAACTATGCCTATATATATTTGCACCATCCAATAAAGAAAATTTACAAATTTTTATACCTTTTTCTACAACAATCTCATTTTTATATATTGTCTGATCATTACACAATCTACGATCAATTATATTATGCGGTAAAAAAATCCATAAATCGAAGATTAACATGTTGTGCATTAACATTATTTTTGCAATCTGTTCAATTGTTATATCATAAACATTAATTGCATAACCATAAGGTGCTGCATATTGACAATTTTCTGCACCTGCAATACACATTTTTCTTTGTACATGTAAATAATCATAATCTTCGTTTAAATCTTTTCCTAAGCATAAAGATGCTTCTGTATAACGTTGGTCTGTTCTACTATCATTTACTAATGTACATAAATGATGTTTTTTAGGCGTTCGATGAAAAGAACCGCCTACATCAATGGCCCGTTTATCCTTTGCAAAATCTATGCATTTTTTATATGCATATGAATTAAGCATTGCAGGGACTGGATGTGGATGTCTATGCAAATCTCCGTTGGAAAATTTAATTGGATTTGGGTCAAACCATTGACTAGCTAATTCATAATCACGCTGATTCAGTAAATAATGGCAATTGATGCAATTTTTAACTAAAGCACGTGTATTATCGGTTTGTAAATCTTGCGTTAATATGCATGATTTTTCATTTGTACCCATATAACCTATGTTATATGGGTTACCGATA